AAAATGTGCCGGCGTGATGGAATGGTAGACATGTCTGACTCAAAATCAGATGCACATTGTGTGTGTCGGTTCGACTCCGACCGCCGGTACCACGAATAAAGCAAGAACAAGCTAAAAAATAATTGTTAATTATTTATGAACTTGATCTTGCTTTTCAATTTATTCATTCAGCGATTTATGCAATCGGACTACTTCGATTCGATTATCAGGATGAACAACGACCTTCTCAACAAAGGATACAACAAGGTCTTTAGTCAGTTCGTTTTCATTGAGTGCATTTTCTGCAAGACCTCGAAGTTTTTCGTATGAGGATCGCATCGCGATGTCTTTTGAGATTGCTGAGCCGATTTGTTTTGCTCGTTGAAATTCAATATCAAGCACGGTTTTTGATTCTTTATATTCCAAAGCGCTAATCTGTCCGAGGACGTGGCTTTCATATAAAGCTAATCGTGCTTTATCTGCTATAATGATGGAATCCATGCTTTCGGTTTTATTGGAATTTTGAAACAAGTGTTCATCTGCTCTGGAGATAAGTTCAGAAGATTGCTCGTGGATTTCGGTAAGAACAGCTTGTTCCAACCTTCCTGTATTGATACTGAACATACTACATTCCACATCCTGTGCAGATCGGGCAAATGTACATTGGAACATAGGATTTCTTGTACTGCTCAGTTGCATTTTATGACCGCAATAACCGCAAATGACCATGCTTTTTAAAGGGCTGCTGATGTTATTATATCTTTCACTTGTACCAATTTTGCGCTTTATATGCGATTGACTACGTTTAGGGAGTTGCTTCTGAACAGTTTCAAACACATTAGTACTGATAATTGCAGGATGATGATTTGGGATAATAATCCATTCAGATTTATCAACCGATACACTTACACCGCTCCCAACTTCAACATTCCTTGTTTTACCTGTTATATATGTCCCAATGTACTGTTCGTCAGAAAGAATAGAATGTATAGTTGAATCATTCCAAATGCATGATAACTGACTTTCTTTATCTTTTAGTTTAAGACGCTTGTATTCACTTGGAGTCAGGTGTTTTTCTTCATATAGCCGAGTACTAATACTTCTGATGTTTTGACCTTTGCTTGCCATGTCATATATCAAACGTACCGTATCAGCAGCAGTTTCATCGATCTCTAAACGATCTACACTCTTCCTATAACCGAACACGCAGTTTTTACTTATATATTCCCCACGTAATGCTTTTGCACGTTTAGCTGTTTTGATTTTGCGAGATAAGTCCTTACTATAATATTCATGCAGTAAAAACTTTAATGCTATTTCCATACCACCGGTATCGCCATCATGATTAACAGAGTCGAAATAGTCAGCGATTGATATGAAGCGTATCCGGTATAACGGAAACACTCTTTCAATATAGTAGCCGGTATCAATCATTGATCTACCGAACCGAGAAATATCTTTGACAATAATGCAGTTAACCTGTCCCTGACGGACGAGTTCCAATAATTCCTGAACAGCCGGACGTTCAAAGTTCATTCCACTGTGACCGTTATCAATGAACTCTAAAACCTTAATATTATCAATATCCATTTCAGCAATGTGCTTGTCGATGATAAGACTTTGGTTTTCAACGCTCATACTGTCACTTTTTGCATCTTCTATTGAAAGCCGTATATACTTGGCAATCGTAAATTCACTATACATTATGCTACCTCCGAAAACTCGTCTTTGAACATGAATGAAACCTCAAAGCTTTTATCAGGGCTTACAATTATTTTATTAATAAGCTTGTTAATGATTTCCGATGTTAATTTATTGTTCTTTACTGCAGCCGAAACAGCTTCAGTTAGATCCTGATATTCAGAAACAAGTGATTTCAACTCGTACTTTCGATTACGAATTTCGTCAGCTCTTATTGAAAGTGCTTTAATTTTACATTCATAATCGCTTTTTAATTGCATATATTCGTTTCTATCAATCACTCCACTTACCATATTTTCGTATAAACTGCGCTGAAAACGACCGTTTTTATCCAAAGACTTATTAATTTCAATAAGCTCGGTATCAATGTTATTTGATGATTCAGCTTCATGCTCGATGCTGATAAATTTGCCAAGAAGAACTTCAGCCAGTTTATTCAATGTTGTCAAAACCTCAGTCTTTAAATCGCTTTCCCTGACTGAAACTATTGTGCAGATATCTTTACCGTATTTTTGTTGTGATTCGCATCGATACCAAAATGTCACACCATCTTTATTGCTTTTACGCCTCATTAGATATCCACATTTGCCACAAATAACCTTACCTACAAAAATATTCTCTGTTGACTTAGGTTTACTTTTAAATGTTTTAGTTTCGTCGCTTTTTTCCTTTAAAAGTTTTTGTACACGATTAAATAAAATAGGGTCAATGATTGCTTCATGTGTATTCGGTACGCAAACCCACTCAGCCGGATCAATTGCTATTTCTTTGTTATTAACAGTACGGTACTTACCTTGAACCATATCACCAACATAAACTCTCTCGGTGAGAATTGCTTTAACTGTACTGGGTTTCCAAAAAATCGCTCCACCAGGATTTTTACTGTTTAAATACCCCATAATATAATTACGATGACTCGGAGATGGAACTCCCGCAGCGCTCAAACGCCGAGCGATTTCATATTTACTGATACCCTCATTTGCCCAAGCATATATTTGTTGTATTATGGGTGATATTTCTTCGTCGGGAAGTAATAAATGACAATCATCAGGAGATTTTTTATATCCGTAAGGTGCGACTCTGCCTACATAGCGTCCGTCAACAATGTGCTGACGATGAACAGCGCGACGTTTGCGCCCGATGTCAAGAGCATAGGCTTCACTGATAATGTTCTTTAACGGGAGTAGAATACCGCTGACATCTTCCAAACTGTCATATGAATCCGTGACGGCTACAAAACGGGTTCCGAACATCGGCAGGTATTTTTCAAGATAATACCCTGAATCTATAGCGTTTCTGCCAAAACGGGTCAAGTCTTTTACTATAATGCAGTTAATTTTACCGCTCTCGACATCAGCTAACATACGCTGAAACCCCGGACGCTCAAAGTTTGTTCCTGTTTTATGGTTATCTGAATAAATTTCCGTCAATTCGATATCAGGAGAAGCAGCAATGTAGTTTTCAATAATGTTACGCTGTGTTTCCAACGAATCCCCACGTTTTTTGCTATCATCGCGGGATAACCTTACATATCCTCCGGCATGGTATGAAGTCTGACTAATTTTTGGTGTATATATTATTTCATCTATATCATACAGATGCTTTCTGCTTTTTCGTGCCATCTAAGCCACCTCCTCACTGATAAATGAGTAAGCCTTATCAAAATCAACCTGGTAATTGTACGTGATATGAAGCTCTTTTTTGTTTACAACACGGATACTTTTAATCAAGTTCACAACAGCACGACGATCAAGTTCTGCAAGACTCTCAAAGTTTTTAAATTGCTCAATCCACCGTAACCGTTCACACTTCCCAGTAAGAGCATCCTCGTTTTGTTGCTGCAATAAACTAATTGCATCATGTATCCGTGCTTCATCAGTATTATATTGCGCTTTGAACGAAGCATATTCGTTTTTGGTTATCATACCTGTTACCATGCTTTCATAAAGGGTTGCACGGAAACCGGTAAGTTCAGCGAGTTTATTTTCATTTTCTGTAATTTGCATAAGATACTGTCTGGATAAAGCATTTAATGCTTGTTGTTTGTCGCTCCCAGCCATTATTGTATCAATGGAAATGACATTAATGAAAATACTAAAGTATAGGCTGAATAGAGGTCGATATGCGGATGATGAATTCTCTCTGACCGTTGTTTTAACTTTGGACTGTAACTTTGCATGTACCTATTGCTATGAAAAGCACGGAAATGAAAACTTTGCAGGAGCTAATGAAAGCCCCGTAGGAGTTAGTGTGATAAGTAAAAAAGTACAGGAAACAGTATTAGAACTTGTACGAAAAAAAGCAGAGAAGTATAAAACTATCCATATCACATGGTATGGAGGCGAGTCGCTACTTGCAATTGATATCATTGATATGCTTTCAAAGGATATTTTGAACATTTGCAGAGAAGCAGGAGTTAGATACGATGCCGTGCTTGTGACAAACGGATATCTTTTGAACGAAGTAAAACCAGAGAAATTGACTGATATTGGAATTACATCTATTCAGGTTTCGATTGACGGACCAAGAGCTACTCACGAT